AGTTGTAAGTAGTTATCAAACTTTGTATTTTATTACCACCACTACCATTTTGTATTTGCTGTATAGGTACTTTACCTGGATTAGGATCACCTTCTTGAGTTAAAGATCTACCTAAAACAGAACCAGTTTGAAAAAACATATTAAGCGCTTCTTGTGGATTATAATTTGTTCCGTTACCTAAATCTATTTCAGCTAAACCATCAGCATCTAAATAAACACCATCTGGCACCATACGTGACATAACTTGTTGTAACTTTAAATGTGTTAATTGAATCATGTCAGCAAAACCTGTTATTCTGCTAACTAAACTTTCTATTTTACCATTATACATTCTAGGTGCAACTAAAGCGTAATTCATTTTAACTTTATTATAATCGCTTTTAGAACGCATCATATTTTCAGCTTTTTGCCACATCAATAACTTATCTGTACCTAAAACTAATGCTCCTTCAAAAATACACTCTACTGATCTTTGTAGTTTAGAATAACCACCTTCTTTACTTTGCGGTGGATTAAAAGTATCATCTTTAGGTATTATTTTTTCTGCACCACTAGCCACCTCTTTTAATTTATAAACATCATTAGTATAAGTTTTGTAATTAAAATATAAAACTTGCACTTTGTTTTTATCGCCTATATCTTTATAGTTATATCTATTTGAAGTAGTATAAACAGCTTGATATTGTATTTTTTCTAAATCATCATTTGTTAAACCTGGAAACTGTTTAACAAGTTCATTTATAGGTATTGTTTTAACTTCTCCTATATAATATATGTCTTCAAAATAAGGTGATTCTGTATGAGAATAAACAACATTAGCAGGATCAACGTAATCAACTACAACACCTTCACTAAAGTTAAAGCTTGTTTTTACACAACCTATACCTAACACTGTTAAATCATACAACAATCTTCTTCTTGTTAAATCATATCTATTGCCTTGTAATAAAACAGATATAGCTTGTTCTTCAGCTAACTCTACAGCTTGTTTGTAGTTTAATTGCATATGTAATGCTAGCTCTTCTTCTGTATCTGGTAATATATCTTTATCGTTTTCGTATAAATCCATATTAAATCTTTCAGCCGCAAAATCATTAAACTCTTTTGATTTCATGTCTCTTAAAATAGACTCCATATAGTCAGTTCTTTTACTGACACCATATTGATCTTGAGAGTAAGCTTTAACGTTAAACATTCTTTGTGACATACCATTAACAACTATGTCTACAAATTTAGAAACTATAGGTACTGGTTTCCAGTCTAAATTTAAATAAGATAAATCACCGTTAATTGATAATTCATCTTTGTATTTCTGTACAGGTTGTTCACCTCTAGCGTATAATCTTAAATTGTGAAATTTAGATTGTGTATCTATGTACTTATTTATATGACTACCTCTAAACCACTCTTGCTCTATAGCTTTAGCAACTTTAAGTCCATACTCTGAACTCATTTTTTCTAAGTCGCTAACAACTTGAGATGGAAAATTAGTATATACTGACTCAACCATATTTTATCTTTTAATTATTTTTGATACTGTTCCTTTGTTATTATATCTAGCGATATTTAAATTTAATTTTTGTTTTTGTACATTTGGGTTAGGTCTATATAAATGCCTGTTACAAGCCATTATAGCTAAACCAGAACTTATTGTTGCATCAAACTTTGTTCTTTTATTTATATCAAATCTACCCCAATCATTTAAAGTTTTATTAAAGTACATGCTACCATAATTGTTTTCATTTAATCTGCCTACGTGATTTTGTATGTACATTTCTATAGCAGCAGCATGAGCTTGTTTTATATCTTCACTAGAGTTTGGCATACCACCTATTTCTTTTTCAGCTGTTGATAATTTATTCCAAACTTTATCTGGTCTGTTCATTGAATAACCTCTATAACCTCTTCTTCTTAAATAATACAATAATCGAGGTTTGTTGTTCTCTGCTAATATTGGCATACCATAAAACACTAAAGCCATTAATACATCTTCAAAAAATATTTCAGCTGTTTGTGGTCTAGCTATATATTCTAAAAAAAATGTATTAGCTGGAGCATCTTCCATACTAAACTTAGTTAAGCCGTGTAATGCTCCTTTAGAACCTTTACCATCAACAGTTCCTGATATATCGTAACTATCACAACCAAAAGCACCCATGTGTTCGTTACCAGGATATTTAATACCATTTTTTAATAAAACGTTATTTTGCAACTCTAAAGATGGCACCCAACTAATATTAAATCTTCCTTTTGGATCTGGGTAAAATATAACTCTAGTATCTTTGACGCCGTTGACCCATTGAAAATTACCAACACTAACATTAGCTGTATGTCTACTGCTATCGTTATAATCTATTTGTTCGTATATTTTTACTAAATTAAATATACTATTTTTTGTTTCATCTCTAAAAGCGTGTTCTTCAGTTCTTGGAAACTGTCTGTAAAACTCGTTTAAAGCGTCTTGATCTTGTTTTAAACCTTCAGCTTCGTTTTCCCAGTGTTCTATTATACCTATATCTATTAATTCCCCATCGGGTCCGATAATGTCATCGTGTGGGCTATCAAATACAGGAAGTCCGTATTCGTCAATAAATCCTTCATAGTTCCATTCCATTGGGATAAACAAAGAATACAAACCAGATCTTGTCTGACCATTTCTATTTCTTTGTGTGACGTCAGAATCATAATATAATTTTTTAAAGTTATCTCCTCCTTTATCAAGAGCGTTACTAGTTGAACCCATCATACACTTACCAATAATTCTACTACCTAGTCGTAAACATGTTTTTGTAACACGCCAGTTATTTAATATATTATCTGGTCTCTCCCATTTACCACTTTCATCGTGTACTAGTAGCGCTAATTTTTCACCATCATAACTGTTATCTCCTGTATTTTTCCAGTCAATAGTTGTATCTAAACCTTCTAGTTCTTCAAGCTTTTCGCCACTTGTTATTTTTTTTCGTGTAAACTTACTAGCTGGCACTCTATAGGCTAATTCTGTTTTAGGTCTATCCATACCATCTTGTATCGGTTTAAAGAAAAAAGGATAGTTAACTGATATTGGTACAACCTTGTCTGTAAACATTTTTTTAGCATCAGCTCCGCTTTTAGAAAGTATCCCATATCTACTATCACTTGAAATAGTAGCTAAATTAACTGTTTCTGCGCTAGACATAAAAGAAAAACCTGATCGTCTATTTTTTAGGTAACACATACCATAGCATCTTTTATCAGCTTTACAAGCTTCCCAAAATATATAAAACAACCTGTTAGCTTCTCTAAAGTCAGGAGCGCCAACATCAATTTTACTCCATTGTAAGTACATGTAATGTGTACCCGTTATATAAGTTGGTTTATCTTTGTTGGTAAACCAAAAACCATTTTCTCTTCTTTCAAACTCTTTATCTATATAATCATACCACTGATCTTTTGCTTCTTCTGGATATGATCTCCAATCAAATATATTTTTTAATTTACTTAATTCTTTTGGTTGTTCTATTTTAAACCACTTATTTGTTTTGTGTTTTAATATTTCTTTAGGTTTTTTAGGTAAAGCTATTTTTAAACCTTGTATATCGTATATTTCACCTATTTGACCTGTTCTAGAAATAACAACTAAGTCGTGTTCTTTATTATAACCGTACTTCCATTTTTTACCTTTATTAAGTCTACTTATAGTAGTCTTTTTTACAGGTTCTATTATTTGATATAAAGTTTGCTCGTACATTATTTAGATCTTCCTTCTGCGAACCCTTTAAATACTCTTTCTTTTTTATCTTCAGTCTTTTTACCTTCTAATATATTTTCTTCTTCTTGGATTCTGTTTAATATTTCAAACGCATCAAATATAGCTAATTTTTTAGTAGCCGCGGCGTTTTTTAATCTGTCAGCTGAAATATCATCGTCACTATCTACAATAGCTTCTTTAGCTACTTTAATTAGTTCTTCAACTGCTTTGTGCCCAGCTTGGATTATACGTTTCTTCGTTTCCTTGATGCTCATATTTTATTGTAATTAAATTTGATAAAACTCTATATAACTTTGTGTCATCTATAATAAACTCACACTCTGTGCTAGGTACAAACCCTATTAAATCTCCTACATTAACAGTTCCGTCTGAATACTTAACAATACCTGTAATTGGTTTTTCTGTTTTAGTTTCAAACATATCTTTATTTGTAACAGGTTGAATAAAGCAATAACCTTTAGGGCATAACCAAGTTTTGTTTGTTTTATATAAAAATATTTGATCTTTATTTATTATATAAGTTTCTTCATCAAAATAACTTCTACTGTTTCTTTCTCTACCTTTAACGTCGTGCCATCTTCTAAAAACATTAAAATGAGTTATAATTGTATTACCTGGTTTTATACCTAAGTCTTCACCTAACAAAGGTGTTGATACAACTTCAGCTTCTCTATTAACGAACTGATGATTATAAATCTCTGTATTAACTATCAGCTCTTTATCGTTTATTTTTTTAGTGTTGTTGTATCTTTTGCCTTTTGGTGTTATTACAAAGTTGTAAACACTTTTCATTAGTATTCTAAGTTGTACTCTACAGAAACAGCCATGTTTTTATTAAAGTCTTTCCAAGGTAATATGTCTTTGTTTTTCTTTATATAAATAGAAAACTTATCATCTTCTTCAATTATATCAGAAATAGTATGTCCTCCATATACTTCTTGTCCAACAGAGTAATGCATAGCGTCGTTTTTGTAATCTCTACCTACACTAATTTTTCTTATCAGTTTGCTCATTGTTATAATTTATAGTTCCGTCTTGTATGTTAATATCATAAGTACCGTACTCTTCTTGAAAATCTCCTTGTAGTTTCATTATACCTTCATTAGCAATCATCAATGAGTGTAGTAAGTTATGTTTTTGCGCTTCAAAAGTTCCTATATCAAATTTTATTTTATTTACATTAGAAACTAAGTTTTGCAACTGAGTTAATTGTTCGTCAGATATTTTATCTGCTTTCGGTTTTAAATCAACCGTTTTGCTTTTTTTAGCCATATTTAATTTAATTTAAGTTAATAATTGTTTAATCTTCGTCTTCTTCTTCTACCAACTGCCAACCGTTATCTATGTTCCAAAAAATTTCTATCATTTCTTGGTTTGTATAAAGTGTTACACCTTCTAAAAAATCAGGTGTATCGCCTTCAAATTTTACCATAAATTTAGAACCATCTAAAGTTTTTCTAACGTCAGCAGCTCTTGCTTGTTTTACTTTAGAAAAATCTACTGTGTTTATATCACTTGTATTTAGTATTGCGTATTTCATATTTATAAATCTGTAAATGTTCCTCCTGTTAATGTTAAGTTATGTCCTCCAACTATATCTTGTACGTTTTTATTAAAAGGATAATAAACGCCTAAATTACTTATACCAGATCTTCTTACATCAAAAAATACACCAGAGTTGTATAAAGTACTTGCGTTACCAGATGTTAGTTGCGCTGAAAATATAGCAAAGTCTCTAATGCCGTATTTATGAAAACCGTTATCTACAGGTTTGTTACCTAATACTAATTTTCTAGCTATAGAGTTGTCTGTGTTTAGCGTACCAGAATCACTATCTGTCATGCTTAAAGCTTGACCGTTCCAATATTGCGTCCAGTTGCCTGTTGCTCTTGTCATAACTATATGCACCCAAGCTCCGCCAGATGGATTACTGCTTGTCCAAGAGTTAGTAGTTCCTGTACCTACACCTGTTATACTGTTGTTGCTGTGTAAAGCAGCAAAATCATTGTCTCTAGTATTAGAGCTTGTAGTGGCTCTTAGTTCAGACCATAATCTGTTTTGAGCTGTACCACCACTGTTAGTTAACTGATAGTACCCTTGCACAGACTCGTGGTTGTCTTCTGGAGCTCCAAGATACCAAAAGTTTACCCTTCTAGGCGCAAAACCACTAGTACCATAAGAACCAGACGTACTCCATGTAGGTTTTATCCAAAAAGAAAAACCTATATTATCACCTATGTTTCCTTCTCCTGCAACAGAAGAAATAAAAGCAGAATCAACATTAAGTTCAGCTTTATCATCTGTACCATCAAATGATAAAAATCCTTCGTTGTCCCATTTAGAAACTTCTTTTGGAGAAGAAATTTTAGCTACTGTATTACCTAGTCCTAACATTATGCTCTATTTCTATAATCAGGTCTTGGAGCTACATAAACCACAGCAGATCCAGAATGTAATTCTACGTTATCCCACATGCCATATATTGTTAAGCCAGCTGGAAATATATCTGCAGTAGCTATTGGATCAGCGTCTTCGTTTGTTTCAGCTGTTGTATCTGCTGCAGCCGCGTTCCAGTGACTATCTATTGCTAACACGTCAGTTCCTACAAAAGCAGTATCACCTATACCAAAGCCAACACCTCCATCAAGAGATTCTAGAGCTTGAAAAGCAACATCTGTTACCATTGTGATAGCACATATGTAGTATTTAGCTGTTGATGCAGTTAAAAGTAACTTAGCACCATCGCCTTTTAAAAACGTTGATCCAAATTGACCAAAGTTATAGGCTGTGTCTGTTGAATTTAATCCCATAATTTTATTTTTTTACTTTTTCAAGGCTACGTCCGCCGAAGTAGGCGCCTATAACCGTTATTAATACTAATTGTAATAAATCTATCCAGCTAGCCTTAACTTCAAATTGTAACGCTCCAGCATCGATAAATATTATCAACACTGTAGATATTACAAGAAATATTAAGGTTAGTGGACGGATGTTTTTTGAAAGCCACGAATCAGAATTCATATCGAACTTCCATCTTTCGGTTACTTGTTTTTGCATCTCTGCTTCGTAACCCATAATCATATCTTTGATTTTTCTTTCAGCTTCTAGCTTTTCTTCTTTAGTTGTAGTTAAGTTATCTAAAACTCCGCCTACGTTTTTTACAAGATCGCCAGCTCCAGCTG